AACGGATGGAAGCTCTGGAACCTTGCGCTGGAAGGGATTACCAGCTTCTCAACCTTCCCTCTGCGGATGTGGACGTACATTGGCTTGTTAGTGGCCGGGCTGTCTTTCCTCTATGGTGCATGGATGATTGTCGACACGTTGGCCTTTGGTAACCCTGTTCGCGGATACCCATCCCTGCTGGTATCTATTCTTTTTCTGGGTGGCGTGCAGCTAATCGGGATAGGAGTTTTGGGTGAGTATATTGGAAGAATTTACACTGAGGTTAAAAAGCGCCCGCGCTACATATTGAGGGGTAAAAAATGAGGGATTTCCGTTTAGAAAAAATACATGCTATTTTTCCGATATTTCTTGCTATCTTCCTAATACAATTTTGGGGGTTAACGCCATACTATGACGATTTACATAGATTTAGCTCAACAACAACCAACCTAGCTAATCAAGGTAGACCTTTCACGGAGTGGCTATATTTTACTTACAACCTTTTTGAAAGTAAAATATTTCCCAATATATACAATTTCAACCTAGTTGCCATATGGTTTATATCTATTTTGTCTTACTTTCTTGTAGTCAGAAAGCATGATGAAAATCTGAAAGTGCCAGTTACCGCTCTTTTTATTTGCATATTTTCCTCACCTGGAATAATTCAGAGCATGGCGTTTCATGTTGACAACATAGGAATGACTATCTCAATGATGGCGTCTGTAATTGCAGGGTCATTTGTGAGAAACTTGAGTTTAAGATGTGTTTTAGCACAAACTCTTACACTATGTGTGGCAACCTTTTTTTATCAATTATCTTTTAATTACTATATAGCAGCAAGTGCAATATTTTTACTGTTGCACTCTCTGCACAATAAAGTACCCACATATGCAATTGCAAGGGCATCGTTAGTAAAGTTGATTCCAATTTTTTGTGCCGTATCCATGGCCTTGCTGTATAAACACTTTTTCGCTCATGATCAATATTTTAATGAGCACAGTTCATTTATGACAGTTCAGGATTTTCTTAACGGCAGGCTAACTAGAAATATTAACGTAATGTCTTGGGCGTTATCCTTAACTTATAATAATCTACAACTATTAGTTTTTAAAATCCTGACTTTCCTATCATTTGCTTCTTGGTTATACATGATGATTAAAGCGTCATCCAGACGGGATGCTGGCTCTGCATTATCTTTATTGATTGCGCCGCCCGTAGTATGCTTAATGGTTGTTCTTCCATCTTTATTGGTTTATAACCCTGTTATTGAACAGCGAACATTAACTACTGTTTCACTTGTTCTGGCGTTGCTTGTATGTCTTTGCATTAATATAAGGCTTGCCAATAGAATTTCTGTTTGGTGCATCTCTATACTTTCTGTATTTAATATTATGACAGCATCCGCTTTTGTTTCTGCTCAAAATTACTCTACAGAAAGAACATCAATGATTCTGAGTGATGTTTATTATCATGTTCCTGATAATTATTTCAGTGACGATGGATCTGTGACGATATATGTTCCGATGAGCAAGACACCATCTAAAAGCGGAGAAATGATAAACAACCTGAATTATTTTCCGCCGTTAAGAATGATGGTTATGGATTACTTTTATTCTGCCTATCAAACAAATGCTCTTCTGCGTTACAAGAATATTGGAATGAATGTCACATATACAAAAGAATTATGCGCAACCAAGCCATTGATAGTTAGAAGAAATTACACCATAAGTGATTGCGATGGAGTCCCTTATGTTCAATTCAAATAAGCCCCTTTCGGGGCTTTTTTTTAGTTAAGCCTTGCGCCTATTGTTACCTGCATTGGACTGTTGGAGTTGGTTAGCCTTACCAAGAATGTAAGCTGATTTACCGTGCTTGAGGATGCAATGTAGGTTATTGAATCAACCTGAGGAGGTATAGAGCTCCCATTGGAAGCGTCAATAACAATGTGGGGAGTTACTTCTGAGGCTGCTGGCAGATAGGGTAGAGAAAGTCCGGTTATCGATATTGTCTGCACTGTTGTGATTCCAGTGTTAACAGCCCCCGCTCCTCCTCGTATAACTCCAATGTTAGAACCTGAATCAGAATAAAGTTTTAGCATTGCTCTATTATGGGTTGTCTCACTTTCCATGCCAATTTGCCATGTAGTGAGATTCCCCATATTCTTAATTTCACCCTGCAGGTGACCGCCAACCAGACGTACGCCGACATTTGCAAAACCGATAGCAATGTTAATATAGTGATATCCAGAGCTTGCTACTATGCAGCTACTGGCTGTAGCACGGTTATCGGTTCCAAAGAACCCTTTCAATACTCCGCTGTTTATTCGATTGTTCGCCCCTTCCAGAACTACACCAGTTCCTCTCAAGGCGTCTCCTACCGTAGGGCTCCTGCTAATTTTTAGGCATTCAATTATATTGAATTGTCCTGCCATATAAAGCAACACGCCAGAGTAGTCCGGGATAGTCGCATCACCTCCAGATTGCACGCACTCAACAGAGCCAAAGTTGCTGGCCCGGGTATTAGAGCACTCAATTATTAACGCGGCAGGCATCAGTGAGCCGTGTTTTGCTATGACTTTTTGTTGGCTTATTTCGTGATAATCAAGTTTCCCACCTTGTACGTAGCTGCTGGATTTAAACCACCCTGCTACGCAGCAACTTTCAAGGATGAGTGAGTCATACTTTATCCTGATAAAGAATGTAGAGGTGTTTCCTCCAGCCACCAACCCGTAGCCATTGTAATTACCATAGCTATGGAAGAAACCAAGATCTACGTTTCGCCACACCCTGAAGTTAGCCACGAGCTCATCTGGCTGCCAGAATGAAAACGTGTCAGTTGCTGATGTGAAACCGTCGCCAGCCCCTACAATTTCAACGTCATCAAGAAAGTAATCTTGTGCTTCACAGTGCCAGCAGTCATTACCGCAGAACTGGATTCGGATGGTGCGGATCATGCCTATGTGCGCCCAACCTCGGTTCGGATCTGCAGCCATATAAAGACTACGGTTCGTCCCCCAATCGAGAGTAACCAGCCCTACTGAAGGAACGTAAATTATCTTGATGTTATCCAGGATAATGTTGGCTCCAGCCAAAAGAACGCCGCAACCAACGTCTTTAGCCGGTGTGCCTGAATAGTTGGACTTGTTACCATGAACGGTAACGTTACGCAGACCAGAGCTATAGCAAGCTGGAACCACCTGAGAGGCGCTATCGGTCTTATAGGTCAGATATCCCTGCCCCATAATTACAGCATTACCAGTCCATCCATTTGGTGCCATGATCATGGACGTTTCTTTTGTAACACCTTCGATTACCACTCGCGGTTTCAGTGTTAAATTCGCTGCCCGGTAAACCTTTGGACCCAATCGAACAACCCCGCCACCATTGTTGAATGACCAGTCGATAGCAGCCTGAATGGCTGCGGTGTCATTTGTAGCCCCATCACCTTTTGCTCCGAACTGCTCTGGAGTAACCCATTTAATTACATCCTTTAACGTCCCTCCTTCCTGCATACCTATCATTGAGCTCCCGGCATTGCTCAACAGCATAGTTTTAAGAGCAGCATCACCAATGCCAATCCACGCCCCTATGCCAATGCCGCCTGTTGAGGCAGGGGTAGATCCAGCAGGAACCGTCTTGGGAAGAGCCCCATCCCAGCGATAGTATTCACCTGTTGAGTCATCACGTAGAGCCTGATTAGGCAGAGTGATAACAGCACCATCCTGGAATGATTCGACAAGAATCCATCCATATTGTGCGATAGTTTGCTGCGCCAACCAACGCAGCCCTTCAATGGTGTAATGCTGATTTCCAAATCGGTCAGTGTAGGTATTTACCAGCGAAGTGACGAACTCGTCGATCTTCCCGGCATTAAACTTGAGGTCGCGCGGCGATTCACTGGGAACTGCATTTTGAGTAGGTTGCGTAGCCATATTTTTTCCATAAAAAAACCCGGCTCGGTAGCCGGGTCGTGATGGTTGAATGGGTGTTATGAGTAAATCGAGTCGCTATATTCTGAGACTGTTAGTGATACGGTATTATCGGTATTTGGTTTGATGCTGTTGACCGTCCATAACTGGCTATCCAGTTCTTCTACTGTCGCAATGAGATAACGCGACGGTAGCTGCACCGTGTCTCCATTCCAGATATTGAGCTGAATGTTGGGTATGGCCGCGGTAAATCCGTATTTGGTGTCCGTTCGAGGCGAAGCTGGATAGCGTAACGTCGGATTTCCCAGGCTGTCTGTGACAAGCACATACATCGAACCAGAGAATGTGATCGGTTCGCTGGTATCGAAGTTGTTTCCGGCGCGCCCGGTAATATAACCCTGCTGCTGATTACTGTCGTAGATGTCAGGCATCTGAATGACACTACCCACCTGAATGATCCCGTCTTCGAAAACTTTTGCATTCATCTTCACACGCGAATAAATAAGGCGTTTAACTTCCCTCATCGCCCTTTCACGCGCCTGATACTCGTTGCGGAATCCGACAATCTCCAGTTTGTTCGGATTCTCTGCCTCCTGCTCAACGATAGCGCCGTTCAGCACGCGATAATTGATGTATGTCTTGTTGTTCGTTGTGGGATGAACATAGGACACCTGCACACCGTCATACCCTCCTGGTAGCGTGGCTTCGTACGTCATTTTGTACTCGTCCGTCTTCATGTTTGCCCGGTTGAATACTGCCGCCGGGTAGTCCACTTTCTGGTCTCTGGTGAATGTCAGTACACCATCATCCCAATAAGCGACAACACTGGCAGCATTACAGATAGCCTGGACACGATCTCCGAGCGAGTCGTTCTCGTCGTCAAACGTATAGTCGAAGTAGCCAAGACGCTCGTCAGGCAAACTTTCTGCAATAGAGTACAGGCCATATAAATCAATGCTGCTTTCGGGTTGCTCCCCCATAATCAGCCAGGTGTGCGCAACAGCATCCGCAAAGGAGCGCGACGGCCTCAGCGTGTAATCTACAACCTGGGTGTCCAGGTTGTAACTGATGGTGTGACGGGTTACCAACGCATTGTATTTTCGATCGCGACTGCCTAACGCATTTTCTGTTGCCCTTACCTTTACGCGAACGAGGGTATCTGTAGGATGAACAACATTACTCCTCACGTTAACGGCGTGTATCTCTTCGACCTTTAAAATTGAGTGGTCATTTGAATTGTTGGTGCGCTGGAAATTGATGGCATATTTACCAAAACCTCCCGCAGGCCTTATTTTGTCTGTTCGGTAAAATACTTCACTATCAGAATCGTGTGGCGTTCCCTGATGATAAACAAAAGTCTGCTGAGTACCAGGAATCTGGTTATAGTTGTCGTCTATTTTCCAGATGACAACTTTCCAGTCAGCGTAGTCTCCCCCACCCAGCGACGATTGAGTGTGCAGCCATAGCTCTCGTGATTCTACTGGCGAGAAAAACGGCCCAACCACCAAAGCCTCGTTATCATTAAGTATAAATTTGGTAGTATTAATTTTTGCCCCTGCCGGAATATCTGGAGGACCACTCAACTGGTTCATAGTAAATGTATACCAGCGGACAGGGTTGGTGACTGCTCCATCATTCGTCTCGACAGCCGATATTAACACGCCTGAAAAAAGCGCGTCTTTCGTAACAGAGCCCGTGGAAGTATTGTAAGTAACGTTTATGGTGAAGGTTACCGCGTGAGGTAATACGAGACCCATAAAATAGTCGAACTCAGTCTGTTTGACTATCTTCATGGATATTTGTCCGCCTGCATAGTTACCACTAACTACCGTGTTAGCCGATGCAGTTTCAACAGGAAAATTATCACTTTCGTTAGGGCCTGGAATTTCCTGTCCGTCCACATCATCAAAGGAATATCCTTCATTAATCGTAGGGATGGTTTCCCCTGGTTGATAAAACTGATATTCAGCGCCAGCCATACTGCCAAGGCTGGATTCTGAATATCTTACCGACTCGTAGTCATATTTCCCTATGCCTACGCACATCCATTCTGTGACGTACTTCAGCCCGCCATCATTTTCGCTTTGCCGGACGTATTCAAACAAGGATTCCTGAATCAGGTCAGGGAACGATCTGATTTGCCCGTAAATGTCAGGCTTAGCCTTATATACCCTAGCGGTGTTAGTTTGCCCTGTCAGACTGTTGTTGGGCGAGTCAACCGAATTTCCACCCGTATTAGCGATAGCAGGTTTGGGCGCAAGAAACGAAAAGACCTGCCCAACAACTTTAAAGATAGGGCTGAGTATGTCTTCCACAATGCCTTTTGGCTGGTCGAAAATCTGAATGACATCCAGCTCGCTCAGCTCAAACGCCAGCTCATCGTCGTCACTCAGCTTCACGCCGTTGCGGATGATCAGCAGGTCACGGTGAAAGGTGGCGTCATTGGCCGCCAGCCAGTCATAAAAAAGGGTGCCGTTTGGCACCCTGTAGCGTTCTTTTGGCGTCCCTGGGAAACGCTGAATCTCAATCAACGCCATATTCGAAAAACTCCACTTTAGTGAATGCCCGCTGAATGACCAGCAACGAGTCCATGCGCACGCTTCCGTTCTCGCCGCGAGAGTGCAACGCTTGCCTGTTGAGCACCAGTCCAACATGCGCCGGTTGTGCGCCTCGGTATCCCACGAATATTCCACCCTCTACCGGATTATCGACCTGACGCCAGAAGACTACGTCGCCCTGATAACAGGTGAAGAAGTCCTCGCCAGCTTCGTAGTCCGGTGTCTGGTGTAGCTCAATACCGAGCACGTGGCGGTAATAGAGAACAACCAGCCCCCAACAGTCTACTTTCTCGAACGAGCAGGCGCGGTTCGCCCAAGGCACGCCAATAACCCGCCTGACGAACTCAGAGGTACTGAAGTCCCGTGTATTCTTGCGGATCATAAAGTCGGCCTACGTTGTTGTTTAACGGGTTAGTTACTGAAAGGGTTACCGATGCAGCATCTGCGTCGATATCTACCGTTTTGACGTACAGTTGCCACGACTTAATCGGCGCAGACACATCTCCACTGTCGAATATCTGCCGCGTCGCTGTGATTGCCGTCAATCGGGATACTCCCTTCCACTTCTTCATCAGCGTTTTGATGTCCGATGAAAGGCGGCCAAGTTTCACAGTGGCATCAATCACAGGAGTCCCGCTTTGCTGGCTCTCTTCAATCTCGAAACGCGCAGGCTTGTAAACCTGGCCGCCAAGCGTTTTGTCGAAGAATTGCTTATCTACCAGGCGGACGTATCCGAATGACGGGTGATAGAAAGTGATGGTATCGAACAGTCCGCGCGTCGGTCGCTGTTGCTTGTATTCACGAAAGGACGGCATTACGGCACCCTCGGTAGTGATTCTGGGTCTCTGTTGTCAGGATAACCCGTTACAACGATATCCAGCCACGAATCCCACGGCGGCGGCAGCTCAACAATGATGTCGTCGAACTCGTCGTCAGGGTTATAGAGGTGGTTGGCTATAACGGTACCAGTCCAGGTCACCACGCCGCCGTCTATACTGGTTTGCACCGGCATCTGCGTGAAATGAAGCTCCTGAACCTGTAGGCCACTGCCGCCAATGTTGATGGGCATCCGAAACCAGTTAACGCCGCGGTTAAGGTAGTTCGGGCTGCGCAACCATTGCTGGAAAGCGCGTTCTTCATCAAGTGTGAAAATCCACGTCAGTGACCATGTGGTTTTTAGGTCGTCAGTAAGATTCTGGAAAATAGCCGGGCCGACTGCTGGCTGGTCAGTCTGAAACCCGGTGTCGAAGGTCATATTTTTGCTGGCCTTCTGCGCCAGCGGCAGCCAGTCAGGATAGTCGATAATAGCCATCAGCCCTGCCCTCTTGGCGTGCGTTTAACGTTCATATTGCTGGTTATGGCATTGCTGATTGGACCGCCATTGTTAAGGTCGGCGACGATTACATCCACAGTCACTCCACCATTGCCATCAGTTCCGGCCTGAGCATCCACAGAGGACGATGTGTAGTTCTGGATATTGATTACCACGCCGCCACCTGCCCCCGCCGTCATCTCCTTGTTGCTTATCACCCGGCCATTGTCGCCAGGAATCATATATTGCTTCCCGGTACTGGCCTGATAAATTTCTGGCATGCCACCTTCACCAACCTGATACATCCCACCCGCTGATACCGGGCCACCATTTTTGCGCTTGCCAAGTAGATTCGCACCAATTACGCCAGCGACCGCACCGAGCCCAATCGCCGCAGCGGTGCCCATAGACGCGATAGAAGAAAGGATTGCCGCAGGCGTCCATGCAGCAGCCACAGTGCCAGCCGCAGCAACGCTAGTTGCTGTTTGCACGCCGGTTGCAGCCGTCTGAACAGCAGTTACCGTGCCGATGGCCGCTGTCTGTGCCGCCTGGCCCATGATTGCTGACTTAACCCACTCAACACCCATTTGGACGAAGCTATTGATGAGGCTGTTCAGGACGGTGTTGCCAACAGAGCGGAGGGCATCGGAAGCGGTCATACTGCCCGTTATGATTCCGGTCAAAGCGTTAGAGGCGTTGCCAGCCAGGGCATCAAAAGATGCCGCCAGCGCCTCATTGCCAGCGCTCTGGTTGCGCCAGATTTCCCACTGGGCGGCAATCCGTGCTTTTTCATACTCATTATCAGCTGCCGCCCGCAGCGCCAGGGCGTTTTGATGAGTGATCAGGCTCTGCTGCTCAAAAGCCTGGATGAGTGCAATTTTGCGGGCATTCTCGTTAGCAAGCTGCTGCACCGGATCGACTGAACCGACAGCTTCCTGCTGCGGTGTTACCGCCTGTTGCGAGCGAATTTTGGCAAGATTCGCCTGGTGCGTAGCCTCAAGCCTCTCAGCCGTCTCGTTGTACTGCTCCTGGCTTATCTTTTTGGCATTCAGCGCAGTGTTCAGCGCCTCGACATCCTGCTTATAGCTCGCGTTCTCCCGCGCCTCAGGCAAAAGCTTTTCTGCGGCCGCCTGTGCTTTGATTGCGTTGGCGGTATCCCATTTTGCCGCAGCATAGGAGCGGGCCTCTGCAATCTGCGCCTGTGTCGCCGCTTTGCCCAGTGATTGCTCAGCGTTGAGCATTGCCTGCTCGCGGCTAAGCTCATTCGTTGTGCCGGCGGCAATCTCTGCCTGCTGCTTCAGGTTTGCGAGCTTTTGTGCGATGGACTCAGCTTGCGATGCTCCCTTTTTGTTTTCCGCGTTGAGCTTCTTCTGGGCTTCCGTGTTCTGGTACGTTGCCGCGGCGTCGTTTTCCATTTGCTTTGTATGCGGATCGTCTTTGGATAGACCCGCGTCTTCAGCCGCATACTGTGCCTGTAATCTGGCGCGCGCCTCTCCTTGCAGCTTCGACAGAGCCAGGTTGCGCTCTGACTGCTTTATCAGGTTTTTCTGTCCTGCGGTCAGGTTATCCGTTTCCTGCTTCAGCGCGGCGACGTTGCCTTTTGCGACAACGGCTTCCCGTGAAAGATTAACCAGCGTCCCGATAAATGCAGTGAGGGCCGTCTGCCCATCCTGTGTTGAGCTCTTCGTGTTCTGTAATTCAGTGGCGAGCCGCTGAAGAGCTTCTGGTGACGGGTTTTTGGCAATGTCAGATAACTGCTTACTGAACTCAAACGCCTGCTGTTCAGATATGCCGAACTTATCCGCTACTGCACCAACAGTGTTAGCAATGCTGTTCGTGGTAGCGCTGAAACGCTGTCCTGCGGCCAGAGCCTGCTTCATAGCCTGCGCGTAATTGCTGGTAGTAATGTTCAGCGCGGCAAGGCGGTCATTGAACCCATCAACGGAGGCATAACCACCGCCAAGCGCGGAAAGTGCTTTATCGCCGAACGAGAGCAGCGAACTTGATGCGTCGCTGATAGCTTTCGGTATTTTGTTGATCGCCTCGTTGTACTCCAGCAGCGCCTGATTGCGCATAAGAGTAGCTACCTGGGCATTGGTTTTAGCCAGGTAGGCGTATTTATCAGAAAGCGCGGCCACACCGTTTTGCGATACGGTAATGACCTTATCCATCGCTTCAGCAGCATCTTTCAGCGCGTCCATGGCGTTCTTGCCACCGTTGAGCGATGTGATCAGCACGCCAGCCAGTACAGAACTGAGCGCGATAAGGGCGCCCACGACTGCCCCGCCCGGGCCGAAAGCCCCAGCCAGTTGCGAGCCCTGCTGGGCGAATGCCACCAGCACGGATTGCCCGCCCTGCACCTGCACAATGAAGTCCTGCATCTGAAAGCCAGCCTGTTGAAGGCTCGTTTTCCAGCTTCCGGTTCCCTTTGCCCCCGTTTCAGCGCCGGTTTTCATATCGTAAAGGCGCCCGGTGAGCTCTCCGATGCGCTGCTTCTCTTCATCCGTGGCTTTTGAGCCAGCGCGCAATTGAGCAGCCAGGATAGCCGCACTACGAGCCGAACCTTCCTGCGCCTCTTCCAGCACAGCCAACTGATTGCCCAAAGCCTCGATAATGGACTCTGCACGGCTAAATTCGCTGCTCGCTCCACCAGCTCCGCTTCTGGCTTCATCCATTGCCCGCGCGATGGCGGTAACGTTCGTATTTAGCTTTTTCAGCGAACTGTCCATTGAGTTCGCATACCCGGCAAGCTCCGTAAACGAGTCACCTGTCGCAGCTGTGCTCTTGTCGAGACCAGCCATCTCCTGCCCGGTGGTTTTCGAGGCCGAATCAATCTGCTTTAGCGCCTTTTCAACGTCTTTCGCACCATCAAGGAGCTGCGCGGTGTCCAGCGAGATAGTGATATCAATGCCGCCGAGGTTCTCAGACATTTATTTTCTCCGGGCAATAAAAAACCCGCCGAAGCGGGGTTGCATGAAATCTGTTTTATTTATTTGCAGTGTCGATTATAAAGCGCGTCATTCGACTCTATCTCAGAACCAGCTGGTAACGCGGCCAGGTCACCAACCTGCTTAATGTTTCCGTTTTGAAGGACATGACCTCTGACCTTAAATTCAAATGTCCCACCCGAGTGAGTCATTTTGGCGTCGCCGCAAACCCACCCGCTGGTAGTAGTTGCCGAGTTATTTTCATCAGGATGAAAAGCCAGGCCAGAGTATGTGAATGGAGCAATTTTGTTCTCCTCACTCGCTTTGACCTTGAATATCTCAATGGCTTTGGCGCTGTTGTCATGATCCTTAGCCTGGTCACTGTCGTTGCAACCAGCAAGCAGCGTCATCAGCAGAGCGCATGAAGCAAGTCTTTTCACTTTGTTACCCTATCCCTTAATGAATACATTAAATCATATCAGTTAATGGGCAGAGCAGATGATTAATCAAAATCATGCAGCCGAACGAGGTGTGGTCATTTCTCGCTCCATCATCTCCTGCCATCGACGCTCATCTTCGTCCATCACCTGGTCATACTCTTCGCGGGTAAGGCCTTTCTGGTTCGGGTATTTTGCGTTAAGCAACAGGGCAAATTCGGTCATCGTAAGCCGTGCGGCTTCTTCAGCCGTAAGCCCAAAGTGAGTTCGCGCCGCGTTGATGTACTCAACCGCATTGAATTCTTTGGTGGTTTCGTTCGTTTCATGCCGCTGCAACTTGCGAACCCTGGCTTTGCCAATTATCCCGTGCGTCATCAGATGCTGCGCAATCACGATGATGTCATTGCGGCTCAGCTTTCCCGGTCGGTAAACGATATAGCGTGACCAGCCCTTCCACTCCCCGATCATTGGCGTAAGGTCATCATCACAACAGGCCTGCAAGACCTGCATTGCTGCTTTCAGAACCTTATCAGCGATCCGGTAGAGCTGCGGGTTAAGCCAGGAGGGAATCCCGCCGAGGTGCGCTGCGCACTGAGCCAGCAGGTTCTGCACCTCCACACCGTGAATCGTGGCATAAACGCGAACTATCTCTTCCCCGGTTCCGATGCGCGTCATAGCAGCGAACGAGGGCCGGAGAAGATAGTCATTCCCCCGCTCATCGCGGTCACTCAGCACCACTTCGCCCAGGTCTGTTAAAGGAATCATCTGACATCTCCATAAGCACTATCAAAGGCACCATTCGGTGCCTTTTGTACTGTTTACGGGGCTTCGGTCACTGTTACTGCACAGGTGTCAGTAAAGCCGCCGTCAGCGGTGGTGGCGGTGATTGTTGCCGTACCCTCGCTGACTGCTGTAACCAGGCCTGTGGTGCTGACCGTCGCGATAGCCGGAGCGGAACTTTCCCAGGTTACCGATTTGTTGGTGGCATCGTTCGGTGCAATCATGGCGCTGAGCTGTTGCGTTGACCCTTCCACCAGCGAGGCAGTAGCAGGGGTCACGCTTACGCCAGTTGCGGCGATTGGATCGGCGATGTTAAACACCACGGTATCTGCGTCGTAAACCTTCCACTCACCGGAATAGGTGGAAATATCGCTGGTGCCAAAGTCACCTGACCATGAAGTGGTGTTGAAATACCCCATGATGTAAGTGCCTGCATCTTCGCCTGCGAAATCGAAACGCACCCAGACGGTTGGCTGTCGGCCAGCCTGCACTTCGTCGAAAATGTACTTCGCCATGCGAATGGCGCCAAATTCACTACCCTTATCCTTTTTACGGAACTCACCATCGCCAGAAATAGTAAAGTCCATGTTATTGACGAGGTTCTCTACCAGCCCTTTTGAATCATCCGCTTCCGAAGTGACGGTGTTCATTGAGTAGTCGAAACCCTTTGTCGTCATAGCGCCGAGACGCTTCCATTCCGAAAGCGCTGGCACAGTGTCGGGGCAGCCTAAGGCCATGCGGAGCACAGCTACTTTCCCGATCAGCTTGCCAAAGTCATTAGCACAGCCTTGCATGTGTTACCTCTCAAATAAAAAAGGCCGCCTGATGGCAGCCTGTTGGTTGGGAAAAGTTTAATCGCCGTAAACGCAGCGAAAGCGAATCGTGAATATCGGCCGACCCTCAGCGGACAGTGTCGGTGATGGGATTCCCATGCACTCGATGTAGTTCACGCACTCGTCAGCGGTGGGGTTGCCTTGAACGTAGTCGATGATTTCAAGCATCCGCCCGGTTGCCGCCCGAAGATTTTCTTTTGCGCCTATCAGCAGCGCCTCGACGTAGTAATCCGACGCCAGGTCATCGCGAATTGTCGTGCCCCCGGCAGGACGAAAAACAAGAAAGGCTTCGGCAGGCTTTCCGCTATCGACAAAAAGAAGCATCTGCACCTTATAGCCATCCGTCAGGCCTGCACTGGTGAGCATGTTTTTCACCCTTTCGTACATTGGTGGCTTCATGGCTTAAGCTCCTTGCTGAAGATGTCATTAATGATCTCTTTGTTGTTGTTCATCGCTTTTACCAGGAACTGAGGTTCGCCGCCCGGGTCCCAGTAGTTGCCTTGCCCGGTACCGCCGCCAAACTCTTTCGGTTTCTGCGGTCCCACAGCGGAACGGTTGCTGGTTTTACCGAAGTGGGCACGCGGCTTGCCCTTAAGCTTGCCGGATGCGTTGTGGACGTAGAGCGCATATGCAGCCGAGTAACCGATCTTTCCGGTAATGCGGACGCCGCTCAAGTCCACATCCTTAAACTGGGAGTTAACGAGATTGGAGGTGTCGATTGGCGTCATTAGCGCTGCGTCAGCGGCAACCACATCGAGCGCCATATAAATCGCGCGGATGGCCTTTTTATCAGTGTTCTTCACGAATTTATTCAACTTCATGACGACCTGAGGAATACCATTAACTTTTACGCCCACGCTATGCCCCTGTGATAATGGCCCAGTCATCAACAAGACGGTCGAAGGTGTCTTCAAACCGCACCGCTTGCATCACTTCATCTGCGCCTGCCACCAGCGGATCGGGTTCGGTGGATATGCCAATCAGTATGTAATCGCCGGTGTCCGCCAGGGCGTACTCAGTCCAGAACGTGTTTTTAACAACCCGCTCAGCGCCTATGTCGCCGAGCCGCTTGCTTAACCCACCTTCATATCCGCAATCGATGACCACCGGAGCTGCGAAACCCAACGGATCACCATAGTCATTCTGGCCTTCCAGTCGCTTCCAGAACGTCGCTTTGCCGGTGTATGACCAGCGGGCCAACTCTGACATTCTTATTCCCTCCAGCGCAGCACCTTCGCACCACTCTCCCGGATGCGCGGGCAGTTGATAAACCACTCCCCATCCGATTTAACGTATCCGGTTGTCTGCCGACCTGTGTCAGTAAGTACCCATACGCGCTCGAATGACCGCGGGAGTCGATTTTTAACGGATATCCACGTCATTAGCGTTCACCGTTACACATGCATCCACCTTTCCCTATCCAGATTCCTGCAAAAGCCTTATTGCTGGGGTCTGGGGGAATCAGCGAGGTTGCACAGCCATACTTATCAAGCCCTCGCAGTAAGGACAGAGAGCCTGACCACCGATCCGCAAACGACTGATATCGAAACGACCTTGAGGCACCTGACGGGGCTGTCTGAGAGCTGATATAGCGATCGCCCTGCCCCAGCCCCATCAGTCCTAACAAATACATCTGAATTAGCAGCGCTGTCGCAGGTGGGTAATGAGCATCAAGGCATTCCTGAATGCTGTTCACCTGCTCAATCAGCGCGTCAAGAATAAAGTCGGGCAGCGTGATGCCGACCGACGATAGGTATTCCTTCGCCTGTGCTGTGGTTATCATGCTGACCTCAGATATAGCCCTCCGCAGAGGGCATAAAAAACCGCCATCGAGGCGGATGTTACTCAGCAGGGAAAAGCTTATCCAGCTCGCCATCTGGCAGAAGGTCTGCGAGCTTGTCGACGCCCATATTGCCTTTGTACTCAATGCCAAGATCATCAAGTCGCTGGGTGATAGCCTGCTTGCGGGCCTGCTTATCGGTAGATGCATCAGGAGTAGTCGGAGTCAGCTCTGCTGACGCCTTACCGGAAAGCTTACGGACATGAGCTTTCAACGAAGGGTGCAGGTTTTCCAGTTCAACCACATCGCCTAAAGAGACACCATGCCAAGGACGTGTTACTTCGTATTTATCAGCCATGATTTATCCCTTATGCCAGATTAGCGCCGTAAACCACACCAGACAGGCCTTCGCCGTCCTTCTTAATCTGCAAGCCTTCTGCAGACATGATCTGGAAGTTGTAATTGCTCTGCGGCATCAGACGCGGCAGCGGAACTACGCCAACAGCCATGCCTACCAGCGGTGAAATTACGTCCTGGCGACGCTGATATCCGAAGAACTCATTGCCGCTTAGCGCGAAGGTCGGGCGGATTTCCTTGGCAGGAATGAAGCGAGAGATCGCATCAGCCACAGTCCCGCTTACCAGAGCGTTGCTGCCGGAGTTTACGTTGATGAGGTATGGTTTGGACATGTTTGCCCAAATCTCAGCACTCACCCACAGAACATCATAGGCAGCAACTTTGTTACGGCGAGCAGTCAGGCCAAAAGCACCAGTCGGGCCGAAGAATGCCAGCATGTCAGCCGGTGAGGCCGTAGTCAGGTCGATATTCGCGCCGCCAGCGCCGCTGCCGAGGTTAATCTTCGCAGTGTTTCGGTGGTTACGGATGCCCTGACCTTTGTAGCCATCGACAGAAATGCTGTCATCGCCATTCAGGTAGTACCCGACGCGCTTTTTGTGGAACTTGCGCATCTTGGCCGCCTGCGAGTCCAGCGCCAGGTCAATACCAACAGTGCTCAGGCCTGCAGCGTGACGCCAGTTAACGCCATAACCTGCGGTGAACACCGGAATAGGGTCGCCATCGCCGCCGTATTCGGTGTGGTCGAAGGAATATGGTGCCTGACCATCAATGCTGATTGATACGTCATCAGCAATATCACCGGAAACGGTGTAGAGCTTCGCGGTTTTGCCGATAGGCAGTACGGTCTGGACAGCCAGAAGATCGTTGATAATTTCCATGCCGTCTTCCTGATCGCGCATCTGGATAATCTGGCGATCAATCTCAGCCCAGAATTCGCGGGTAAAACCGCCAACAGCGTTAGCCGCCAGCATTTCTGCGGTCATGCTTGGTCGGTAGGCATTAACCATCATGTCATGCTGTTGATTGAAGATGTTGCGGTTAGCCCACAGCTCGTTCCAGTGTCCGCGCAGTCGGCTGTTAGCAGCCAGTGTTTCAGCGGTAAAATACATTCTTATTCTCCTGATTAAGCGCCAGCTGCTGCGGCAACGGTGCCTACGCGAGCGCGTACGCGGATTAAATCGGTAGTACTGGCGGCGATGGTGGCGTCATCCTGGCTGTAGCCAATCACTGAGTCAGTGTCGGCGGTCGCTTTGGTGAACTGACCATTAGTGCCAAGCTTGATCGGGTCATCTTTTGCGTAGGTGCCAGCAGCACACCGTAGCGCCAGTTCGCGACCCTCCTCCAGATAGTTGCCGACGGCAGAATCACCGGCAGGGATTGGCTCATTAACGGTCAGGCCCTGGTGATAACCGGTTTCAACGATGTAGAGACGACCAGTCAGAGCAGTTGCTTGTGCAAACTCGTTGTCGCCATTAATGACTACTGCAGTTCCCGGCAGGGTATCAGCAGCGACCACTCGGGTTTCGGTCTTGTACAGCGACTGACCGTCAATATTGATTCGACGATAACGTGCCATTACGCAGCACCTCCAAAGTAGGTTTTGTAATCAGGCGCGCCGGTTTCTGCCTGGTTCTGTGCAGAGTTAGTACCCAGCGGAGCGGCTTCGCCCAGAGATTTAAACATTGCATCGAGCGCTTCGCCTGACAGCGCGTTAGCTACGACCTCGCCATGCTTAGCGGCTACTGCGGCGCGCTTGGTCTGTTCTTCAGCCCGAGAGTTGGCGGTCAGGGTTTCTGTCAGCTTTTCCTGGTTGGCCTGTAGCGCTTCAACCTTCTCGGAAAGCGGCTTAATTGCCTTCTCCGTATTGGTAGCCACAGCCTCACCAATCATGCTGCCGATTTGTTCCAGTTCTTCTTTGGTTAAAGGCATGTCGCCCTCCGTTTTATGGTTTGTTGCAGGAGCATCCTGCGGTGTGAAAAGAGATTTGAATTTGTTGGCTACAATTGCGACCCACGACTCCTGGCGCGTTACTTTGGTGCCGGTGTCGTCGAAGGTGATCTGCCCACCATCACTGTTATACCCGTACACCTGTGCATCACCGCCGTTACGGATGACAATCGCCTGTGAATCGGTAAAGTCAGCAATCCATGCGTAATCGTCAGGCCCGGTCGCAAATTTGTCGCGGGCAGCTTTCTCAAGGCGGCGTTCACGTTCGCGGTAGGACTCGCCTACCAGTGCGCCAGAGTTGGTTTTGATGGACTTTGCCTGGTCAGCGTTAACCATCAGACCAACGCCCTGCTCTGGCTGTGCCGCACCGACTTCATGAAGGAGGATGGCGTCATGGTCCATTGCGTTGATTTTGGCGACCCATTCAATGCCCTGAGACTTCTGTTGCTCGCTCGCCTCAAGCTGGTCGAGAAATACTGCAACACTGGTATGAATTGGTGGTACATCATCGCCGCGTTCAATCGCTGCAACGCGCTCCAGCAGTTCACGCCCGCCCTCACTCTGATTAGCAACCTGAACATCAACCCATTTCTCCGCATAAACCCGATTGCCGGATTTCTTCACGTTGCGGTTCCATGCGCCGATGTGGCCTACGTTGATTCCCTCAGGCGAGAAAGCTGATACAAACTGACCATTGACCGTTGGGTGACCCAATGGTGCCAGAGTGCCTTCCAGCCCCTGATAGTGCGCGTCGATTTCTGATGCGGGGTAAAGACCACCGTTCATTACTACGTTAGCCGGCAGCGTATAGCTGGGGAGAACCAGATGTTCGCGCCCGTTATACGTTTCACGGCGAATAGACTGGCTGTTCACCTTTGTGGTGACGTTAACCTGCATTGTCATGGGTGATTACTCTTGTCTATGCCGCGTGTTTGCAGCAGTGATGTGATTTATTCGCAGCCATGCGCTTGCCCCATGTCTGGGCAAACTCTTTTTTGGCAATATCGATAACGCTGGAGTTAAGCGGCACGCCCTTCTCATCAACCAGAACGGTGACCTGTGTGCATTTGCAGTTAATCGCGTTGCCGTTGATGCTGTACCACTCCCTGACCTCATCCGAGGTATAGAGGTGTCCGTGCCTGAGAGCGTGTGTGCGTCGCGTTGTGGGGCTTAAAGCGGACATATGAAGCAACATGACGTTAAGGCCTAAATCATCTTTTGCCTGGTCATGTTCGTCCCATCGCGCACGCCGGAGTGCGGTAGTGATTTCCGTACGTGCGATGCGGTTGGCTCTGCTGCGCTCGATATCTGTCTGCGCGGTTATATTTCTGGCGACGTCACGAGGATTCAGTCCGCGTCCGATACCGTCTGTCAGCACACGAGACAAATTGGCTTTAACCTGATTGCTCAGGCCTTTCATCTCTTCAAACTCGCGAGCCCTGACAAGTATCAAGCGTGACTGATAGGCGTCACTTAGCAGGATCTTCTCAATGCTTTCCCTGTCGGCGGCGTATGCCGGGGATTGCTGCGACAGATTGCTAAACTCCTGCGCCGTTCCTCGCTGATAAGCCGTAGACACGTAGTCCTGCCAGAACCACAGATTCAACTCACCACCCTGCAACAAAATTTCATCGACGAGCGATTCACCGTTTTGAAGCAGCATGGAAAGAAGTGTCTGGTCAAGGCGGAAGGTGTAGCGCTGGTTTACTGCTGGCTCTGAAGGTATACGGTTAAGTAACTCTATGTACCCCTTTCCTATTTTCCGTAGCCGTCTGCTGAACTCGCGCATTGCGCCGCGCTCCAGCCTGTCCACACCGGTCGGGTCTTGCTTATTGGCTGGCAGTATCGCTGGTTTCGCTGGCTTGTTCGCTTTCTTGGTCATCTTCATCCTCAGTCAGCAGTTCGCCAAGCGGCTCGTATCCTGCAGCAACGCGGATTTCGTTAGCAGTAAATACCTGCTCTCCGGTTGCCAGCGTCTTCTGGTTGATGTCACTCATTTTGCTGGCGCTATCCAGCTTGTCGGCTGATGACTGTTCATTCAGGTCATCCCAGATAATACTGAACTTCGCTACCGGTTTGAGGATTTGCAGGTCTATCAGCTTGTCCACCATGTCCTCAATATCGAATGACAGTTCTGCTCGCCGAGACTGACAACGAGCGTTGAAGTAAATCTGGTCTTCCGTGCTGGCGCGCTCGCCTGACTGGTTGCCAACGAGAATGCGAGAGGGAATATCAACCGATGCCGCAAAGGTCTTCAGGTTTACATCGTAAGTAGGTGAAGGGTCAGCAACCGAAGTTACCAGAGGCGTAACAGATGCCCCTTGAGTGGTCAGAAGCACATCATTGCCGCTGTTAACTTCTACGGCAGCCTCATTGAACTTCTCCTGCAGCTCTGTGACGCTAACGCCATAAAGTGACGCGAGGTTGCTGAAGTTAATCTCTTTATCGAAATTGACGTTCAGTTGGCGTGCTGCGTTCTTCAGGAAAGATTCCCCACTACCTCCCTCTACCTTTTCGAGGCTTACGGCTGCGTTGTAGCCAGGCTCCAGAAATCCGATCTCATCATCGGACATATCACCGATAATCAGGATTCGGTCAGGGTGGATATCGCGCTGAACTCTACTCCCGTCAGGCTGCACTTCTGTGTACTGCCATTTAGTGACATTGCCGTTGTTATCACGACTGGCAACCTTCAGTGCGCTGGCCCATGCTGGAGTAATCTTTTGCAGCGCCCTGCCTTTTACTACCGGCTCATCCCAGCGCTTGTTGTCTTTGATGTGCAGAAGGATGCCAGCCCAGCGACCAACCAGTCGGCGCGTATCGGCTTTAGCGAATGAGCGCCAGAAGCGGTGCGTAAATACCTGCTCTTTGCTGGACTTCTCCCACGTCGATTCCTGGCGTGATTCATCATCCGGATCACCCTCAATGACTTCAGGGTTATTTTTCCAGCAGTTGGATACCAACTTATTTACAGCACCGTTAGCGATGCCGCCGCGGCGATAAAGCTTATAGAGGTCATGGAAGTCTAAATCTTCCTTGAAGCCATATTCGCACCACGCCGTGCTGCGTTTTGCATCCAGACCCATAGACGGGTTAGCCATCATCATGCGGGCGCGCGCAAGCCTGGCATCGTTCAACGCATGGTTGACGGCCAGTGTTAATTTGTCAGTCATGGTTTATCCGGTTGGTGGATTTATGGCAATAAAAAAGGCCGCCGGAGCGACCTGTTAAAATTCATGATGGGTTTTTTGTAAGGCATCCATATCTATCAAGAGCTATGCTCCTGATGTGGGCTTTCTCCGTCTCAGAATCCCAATTGGCAAGCAGCCTGTCGTGACTAACAAGCCCCTGAGCTTTTGCCGCCAGCCTTTCCCGTGTGGTGCTGAGCATTGCTGCATACTCATAGTTTTTTCGCAGGACTTCCTGAGCGTATGCGGCATCGAAAGGATAAATCATTACTTAACCCACCTCTTACGCTCTTCTTCGAGCTTCTCCGCAAGGCCTTTGTTGAACAGGTTGTGGTCGTCGTTGAGCAGCACCGGGATCTGGCCGCAGTAGCAGTGATATTTATTGCCATCCCGCGAGTAAAACCCCCTGATCCAATCGGTCGTTTTGACCTTTCCGTGTTCAGAGGCGTGCCACCGGATTTATCGGCTTTGTCTTGCCTGACTCCCGACCTTAAAGGGTCTGGTTTGGCGTATCAGCCTACGCATTCATCACATATGAATTTTAACGCCCTTGCAGGCGCTTAGGAATCATCATCCCGGCCATCTGACCTTTACGCTTGATGTATCCGTCGAGGCTGTAGCGGATCGCATCCCATGTATGCTCGTCACCATCAGCGAGTTTAGGCAGCACTTCACCGGTAATGCGGTCGGTCTTGTACGACCACATACGAGCCTCACGAGCGACGTTTTTGCATCGTGGATGGATAATGATTTCGTCAAAGCCTCGCAGATGAGCTATGCCGTCTTCTACGCTGCCTTGCCACTTATCAGCGGCGGAGATATTGAATCCCTGGCGTTTGAGATAGCTGATTGTCTCTGGTCGTGCTGAGTCAGCCTTAATGGGCCATTCGCGCGCACCCGGAACGGTGTCGTAAAGCGCTGGCATGTGGTCAAGTTCAGTTTGCTGCCCATAAGCCTCGTACTCGATGTACAGCCGGTTGTGCAGGATGAAGGAGCGAACCAGCGTGTTCGGGTCTTTAGCAAATCCGAAGTCGGCACCGAAGAACAAGCGCTCTGCCTCTTTCCACAGTTCATCAGAGAATTCGGCTATTCGGTATTTGCCAGCCAGTACCTGTTTATCGGAGTTTTCGAGGTAAGCACCTTCCCATACCCAGGCGTAAGTTGCTGGGTCGAGACGTTTCTGGTCATTCTTTCTGACGCCTTCAAGTACTGAAGGGAACCAAGGGTTGTCCTGGTAGTTCATTTCGACCGTTATGCAGTCATCTCCAACTTCCTTGCGGAATCTCCTGTCTGTTGAGCTGCCATCGCGCTCAGGGTTCCAGGTAACCCATATTTCAGAGCCATCCTCGCGCACGGTGGGGTCAAGCTTCTGCCATGCTACCTCGCTGACTGTCTCGGCTTCGTCCACCCAGCACAGGAGGATGCGCGCTTTCGACTTAATGCTGTCGAGGTTGTGGCGGAGGCCGCAGAACACATAACTCACCCGCTTATCCAGCGTGCGAATGTACTTTTCACCGATATCGAAGTTAGCAGCGAGCCATGGAACGGCCCTGATGGCCTGCTTCACCTCTTCCATGCTCGACTCTTCCAGCGAGTTCATAAACTCACGGGCGCACAGAATGACGCCTGACTCACCATTACTGGCAGCCTGATAGGCCTTAACGGCTGTCATTAGTGCAAATGTTCGTGTTTTTGCGCTACCTCGCCCGCCATGTGAGCAGCGATATCGCTTATTCGGCGCTATGAAAAGTGGTGCCAGTTTCGCCGGTATCGGTAGCTGTACTGTCTGGCTCATGTGTTGGCTCTACCGGTACGAGTTGAATGGTTGTTGGCTGAGGGGTCATGCTGCCATCGGAAGACTTGTGGTCGATCTCCTGACTGACCTTGTCGCCATACTTCTTAGGGTTCATTCGGGCCAGTGCCCACTTGCGGGTATCAATTCGAAGCCGCGCCTTACCTACTGCGGCAGCCTCTTCAGCTACCGTATCAGCGATGTCGAACATCTCTTCGAAAATTGCGTCGGCGCGCGTCTCCGTGGCTTTCGCGTATTGGTCGCGAAACTCTTCATGCTGAGCAAGCCAGCGGAAGACAGTCGACTTATTCGGCATGCCTGGACGCTCACACACCTTGCGCAGGCTTTCACCATCGGCAAGCAGTGAGCAGATGTCAGCAGCCACCTCTGGTAGATAATCAGAAGGGCGGCCAGTTTTTGATTCGGTCGCCATAGTCATTCCTTACGATGTTTGTTCCCCTTTGTCCGGCTCGGGCACGTATTCCATCTCCTGCACGTTATCAGGTGCCAGGTATACCCATGAGCCGTCTTCGCGAGCAATGCCGATGAAGCCGTTAATAATCTCTGGCTGAGATCGCTTCATCAGACCTTCATGCGTTTCGCCTGTTTTGGTTTTGACGGTGATGCGGTAGGTTTCAGCCATGTTTGCCCCAAGAAAAAACCGCCCGAAGGCGGTTAGTGTGTTGAGCCATTTTCTGAGTAATTAGGCTCTTTAAATTCAGCGTCCAGAAAACCTAAGATGGTTGATGCAGAAATTTTGTTGAGAGGCTCTTGCAGGAAAGCGGATCCGCTATTTGACTCCGATTCCCAAACAAAACGTAACCCTATGTCCCAAATTTCTACAGCTAGATGGCCTTCAGGAATTATTTTCCTTGCTAACTCATAAACTTCTTTAATGCTGATTGATTCGCCTGACATATGACCTCCTGTTTCAACAGTGATCAAAATATCATCATCAGGCGCACTCGCAAATGCGCCTTGTGATGAAAGCCGTTGTGAAAGGGGCTCTCACATCTTCTTAGGCTGCCTGGTCATTGAGGTCGTGACCTGCCAGCAATGCAGCTACCCACTGAATGCCACGCGGAGTGAACTTGGCCTGAGTGAAGGCATGGCCGTTATTCTGGTTCTCTCCGGTTTTCATGGTGAAGCGGCCAGCATCGAGATGCTGAGCATACGGCGTCAGTTTTCCGGCCAGGCGATACATGATGCCCTGCTCAATCAGGAACAACCGGAAGTCTGTTTCTTTCACCTTCAGCAGTTTCGCTGCTTCTCGGAAGCCCATCGCGCCTGTTGCCTCGACGTAGTGATCAACGAATTCGACTTTAGGCGCGGCAATAGCGAGCTTGCTTTCCAGTTGGGCATTCTGCTCTGCGAGGTCTGCTGCGAGACGAAGTGCTTCGGGAAGCGTCTGCGGAATCTGCGGGCCGTGCATCACTTTCAGCTTTGCCAGCACTGAGCGCCTTACAGCCTTTGACTCTCTCATGCCTACCAGCATCATCTGGTCAAAGTCGAGATCGTAATAAGCTGTTTGAGTGTGGTTATTGTTTAACCGGAATTTTTTTCCGGTTCCGTCCAGCTCCAGCTCATCCTCAATTTTTGCCAGAAACTTACGTGGCTCATGAGGGGTTTCTCCGGCTTCGACGCGAGCCGGGTTAATAATGCTATTCAGGAAGTCCAGGCTGCTCATGGACACTTCACGCTCTACCGAGATCATCTCTTTCATGACAATTACCTTTTAGGAAGATGAGCCTGTCGCACAGAACAGCCGCCACCCGAGAGGCCGCCATGATGCCAACGGTTGTTCTCAGGCTCAGCTTTCTGAAAGGCTCGGGTTATTGTTTGCGCGTGCGAAGCGCATAAAAAAGCCCCGCTATTGCGAGGCTCGGTTACTTCAGGCACTGCTGCCGGATGTAGTCCTGCAGATAGTTAACCTGTTTGGTCACTGTTTCGATTCGCTCTCTGAGGGTGAAATAATCCCGTTGAGCGGAGTCTGTAAGTCGGGCGGTGGAAGCATCGCCCAGGCTGCCGGTGCCGGTCGTTCCGTTCGCAGCGCAGGTTGCGTTGAGCTGCAGCCGACGCTTGCCAGTAGCAACATCGCGCTCAAGCTGATTGATAGTGCTCTGAGCATCTGCAAGCTCCTGTGTGTACTTGGCGTCGAGCGCTGCGACATCGCGCTGGCGAGTCTGCATATCTGTGATAGTGTCTTTAGCCAGATTTAATTCTTGGTTTACCCTGGTTAAAGATGCCTTCGTTTCTGTGAGCGCTGACCGGTAATGACTGGCGATGACAATAGCGATTGCCAGTAGCAGAGCCATCACGGCGAATAGAATGAGCCTCCAGTTAAAGGTCATTTTCGCTTTCCGCCAGGCACATGGAGCGCATCCCTGATGCTAAAAAATCACCATGCGTCCTTTCAAGGAAAGACCTATAGGCCATATCAGCATCAGCCTTGCATTCGAACGTTCCAAGGTGTATTTCTTTTTTGTTTACCTTGATTCTGGCGCGCCATTTTTTGCTTTGCGCATGCCAGCTAACACCTTTGCATCCGCTTGTATTTGCAGATGACAAGCCCTTATTTATCTCGTTTTGCGAACGCGTACATTCCCGCAAGTTTTCAATCCTGTTGTCTTGCTTATCGCCATTAATGTGGTCAATTTCGCCTTTTGGTAGGCGACCATGGGTAAATAACCAAACCATTCTGTGCTCGAGATAATGCACACCGTTAAGTTTGATGTATCTATACCCGCTAGCCTCATTTAAAGTCCCAGCGATTCTTCCTGGCTTCACCCAGCCTTTTGCGACTTTCCATATGAATCGGCCGATATCATTGCGGAAATGGAAGTTATCTTTTAGTTGATCTTGAGATATTTTCATGCGTATTACCTTTAAAAAACGAGCCTTGTTGCCCAGAAGCACCGCCCGCAGAGAGGCCGCCGTCTTTAGCGGTGATTCTCCAAGGTTCGTTTCTGAAAGGCTCTGCGTGATAGCGCCGGGCATGGCGCTGTAGGGGATTTATTTCTTTCCGTCGAAATCGCCTATACAAAGCGATCTTTCCATTTCTCGGCGATTAACGAGGCCCGCCCATTTCTGCTTTCCTGCGTACACCCAACGGCGCATTTCTTCACACGCCCCTTCCTGGTCGCCTTTGTTCAGCTTGCGAAGAAGCGTCGATTTAGCGAAGGCGTCACTGCCTACGTTGAAAACGAAGCTGTAAAGCGAGGCGCGCTGGTATTCGTTAAGCGGAACCTTGACCAGCCTGTCTACTGTCGCTTTAGCTGGTTGCAGGTCTTTCCATAAAAGCCGATCGCATTCTTTGTCGGTGTAGGTCTTACCGCGAATGATGTCGTTGCCAGTATGGCCGTCGCAGACAGTCCAGACGCCAGCGACATCTTTGTAGGCCTGATACTTGCGACCCTCTACGCCATCCTTGCCACCGATGAATATCGTGGCGATGACCATCGAACCTGCACCCGCTGCGGCAATCAGTTTATTTCTCAGTGAGGACGGGATAGCCATCGTTAGTCCTCCTTTGATAACTGCCCGGCTGCGGAAGGCCATCGCTCATACGCCTGTA